TGTTTTTACAGTTAAGAGCTAAATCAGTAGGTGAAACAGCTAAGATCGCACTAAAATGTACTGAGTGCGATGAAAGTATGAAACATAATGTTGTACTTGAGGACATAAAATTAAATGTACCAAAGGATAAAAAGATTGTAATGCTAACCGATAAAGTTGGTATACAATTTAAATATCCATCAGTTAATGACATGGACGAATTAAATTTATCGGACATTGAAGGTTTAACGCAAGAACAGCAATTAGCTGCAACTGAAACGTTAATACTAATTTCAATGGATCAGATATTTGATGAAGATGAAGTACATGCGGTAGAAAATTATACTAAAGACGAACTTATTGATTTTGTTGGTGGCTTAAATTCTAGCCAATTTCAAAAAGTTACAGAATGGTTCGCAGATATGCCAGCATTAAAACATACTCTTAAATGGGATTGTAAAAAATGTGAGCATAGTAATGTAGTAGAGTTAAGAGGCCTACAAAGTTTTTTTACTTAGGCCTTTCACATGATACTCTGGTAAACCATTACAAAGTAAATTTCGCGATGGCACAACATCACGGATATAGTTTAACAGAGTTAGATAATATGCTACCATGGGAAAGGGAGATATATGTCGCTTTGTTACAACAGTTCATAAAGGAAGAAAAGGAACGAAACGACGAACTAAAAAGGAAAATGAAAAAATAGAGGATAAAAAAATGGCAGAAGATAACAGAAGAAATGAAGTTGAATTAGACCTAGAAAAATATGATAGTCTAATTAATAGTCTTCACGATAAAGAAAAAGAAATCGCAAGAATGAAAGCTGATGCTCAAGCTCAGAAAAAATCAATTGAACCTAAAAAGAATAGAAGACTATTAGATGTTTTCTTAGATGACAATGATGTAAATGAAAAGGCAATTGTTGGTTTTATATCCTTTGCAATGATGGTTGCATTTGGTATATTTGATCTAGTCACAGCAATGGATGGAAAACCACTAGATATTTCTGATACAATATACACATCTTTCGTCGTAGTGACATTAGGTTGTTTTGGTATATCAGAAGCTGGTAAAGCATTCGGAAAATAAGGAGTAAGTAATGGCCAAAGATCCTAGCGGTAAAATAGAAAGTGGTTCAATAAGCGATTTAGTTAAAAAGTTTGAGGCTAGAAACTCTGGCCAAGAGGAAACAGCTAGAAAGCAAATAAACAGATTAGAAAAAATATCTGAAAAAATACAGGACCAAACTAAAACAATAGACTTACAAACAAGTATGTCTCAAGAAACACAGGACAAACTGAATAGTCTACGAATGGCTACAGCCGCTGGTGATCCATTACTAGAAACTTTAAAACAAGACTTTTTAACATCTAATGCAGCATTAGAAGAAGCTATTGCATCTGGCGATCAAAAGAAAATTGAGTTGGCGAGAGAACAAGTTGAGGCTGCTCAAGATGCTATTCAAAGCGAGGAATCTAGACGAGAAGCTATTGCTAAACAAGAAGAAGCCAATAGTTTATTAGCTGGTTTAGGCGATAAGCTATCAGCTGGTAGAGATGCAGCTGTTGCAACAGGTGGATTTTTAGCAGGTATAGCATCCCTTGCATTACTCATGATGTCTCCAGAAACATTCACAAAAATAGTAATGGCTGGTGTCGAAGCATTAGGAACAATATTTGAAACATTTGGATTTTTAATTGATGGAGATATGGAAGGTTTGAAAAAGAACCTTGATGAAAATAAAGGCTTATTTGGTGGTATACTAGCTGGTATAGGAGTATTTTTCGCTGGGCCTATAATGAATGCCATATCATTCTTATCTACTAAAATGTCAGCATTTGGAACATTCTTAAAGTCTGAGTTCGTAGCGGATATGGTATCTAATTTAAAATCAATGATGACATCAGTAGGCAAAGCACTGATGAATCCAATCACTACTTTAAAGAATTTATTCTTATCTTTCCAAACAACAATGCTAGGCCAATTCTTGGTACAGATGACTGAAAATCTAAAATCTATGATGGCTTCAGTTGGTAGAGCTGTAATGAATCCAATTACAACATTAAAGAATTTATTCTTAGCATTTAAAACATCCATGGCCGTTACATTCGTAGTCGATATGACCAAAAACTTAATGTCAATGATGGCCTCAGTAGGTAGAGCAGTATTAAATCCTATCGCTACTCTAAGAAAACTATTCACAACATTTAGAATATTCATGACAGCTACATTTATACCTGGTATGATTGCAGCTTTATCTGGAATGTTAGCATCAGTTGGTGGTATGTTAGTAGCTATGGCTCCTATAATACTACCAATACTTGCAATTGCAGCTTTATTTGCACTCATTGGAGTTGCCTTAGTAAAAATGAGAGATGCCATGGGCTTTACATCTATATTCGATGTCATAATGCTTGGTGTTGCACATTTAAAAGATGCATTTGCTCATGTAGTTAATGCAATTGGATCTATTGTGAATTTCATATTTGGTATTGTAGAAGGTATTGCTAGCTTTATAGGATTTGATGTAGAGTTACCTAAAGTACCAAAAATGTCTACTGATAATGCTGAAAGGAAAAAGGCTGAGCTAGACTTAAAAGCTGAAGCGGCCAGAGTAGAAGCAGAAGCTGAAGCTGAAAGGCAAAGATTATCAGAAACTGGTACAGGCACTGAGCTTGTAAATGACTCTACCGAAAATACATTGACAGATGCTCAACCACCAGTAACTGTATTGCAAAATTCACAAACAGTAGAAACAAAACAAAATAATAATAAACAAAATAACATTACAGTTATGTCAAGGTCTAAAACCTCATCACGAGACGATTACTTGGCTTCCTACCTAGCATATTCCAGATAAAAAAAGGGGCCGATAAGGCCCCTAAAAATCTTAAAGATTTTTTATTCTTTTGCTAATTTAGCGAAGTAACTCAGTGTATCTTCTTCCTCAGCATTTGCACTATCTGGTTCACCAAATGGCATTGCGTCGTCAGAAGCTATAACTGGTTCTTCAACAACAGGTGCAGGCGATGGAGTGTCCATAGATACTCCGGCTTCGACACCGAGAACTCTATTGAGTTTCATTTTTAACTCATCATATGATTTATAGTTCTCTGGCTTTAAGAAGTCCTGTAGGGAATATAGCTTATTGTATACTTCTTCCAATCTTTCTTCGTCGCCTTCATGTAAAGCTGATGGAGCACTAAACTCTGATTTGTCATAGTTAATCCATCCTTCTACTTTTCTGATCTTAATTTTAAAATCAGCACCTTCCCAGAAATCGTATGGATTTACTGGCTCTTCGTCTGCAAATTGTGGTTGCATAACATCCATGATTTTATCAAAGATTTTTTTACCAAATTTGTAGAGGAATACCTTTCCTTCGTTTTCTGGATTAGATGGGTCAGATATTACAAGAACATTACTTACATAATGTAGTCTTCTTTTTCTTTCCCTTGCGATAGCTTTATCCTCATCTCTACCAGAATTCCAAAGCACTGAGTTCATTTCAGATACTGGATCTTGCTGACCAATTGAGGTTAAAGAATTTTCTATATACCATAGACCTGTAGGACCTTTGAATCCGTGATCCCAGTATCTTACCCATGGAAGATCTTCGCCTTCCTGTGCTGGTAAGAACCTGATTACAGCGAACCCATTGCCTGCTTTATCTCTGGTAGGTTTCCAAAACCTATCGTCATCGTAAGAATTAGATTCGGTTTTTGGCGTGGATACTGCTTCCGCAGCTTTTACGAGTTTGTCGATTGACGAGCCTCGTGAGCTCTTTAAATTTGCAAATGACATATTATTTCTCCGTATATTGCGTCGTATTTACTGAATTATCCACTTTATTCATAATATAATTGTAGTATATTATACCATACTACGAGGTATTTGTAAAGGTTTTTATGCATAATGTTTTGCATTTATCCATGTTAAACTTTACGAATGGAGTGTATTTCTCTATTAATCTTTTCTGATCAGGCCAAATAATTGTGTCCTTAATCTTCTTAGATTCACGAGGAATAAACTCCAGTATGGAATTAAGAATAACTACAGTTTCTAAATGTATTTCTTCTTGCATCCATAACTTTATGATTAGAGGGTGTTGTCCATCTTCTGATATCAGAAGCTTTTCAAAATCATAATCACTTAGTTTATTTATATCAATTTCAAACACACGATGTATGCTTTCTTTAATTTTTTTGTATTCTATATAGTTCTTTTCACCACTTTCGTTTACCATATCACCAACATAATTTACGCCTGCTCTAAAATTTGCTACAAAATAATCTATCATATTAGGGCCGTGGTGCTTAGCAATTTTAGCAAAGAAAAACTTATCTTTTCTTTTAAAAAATGATGTTGGCTTTACAGATGTTTTAAAGTTATATTTTATAGCATCATAATCAGTTTCAAAATGTAACTTTATTGAATTATATAAGCTGTAAGCATTAAAAGGATCTGTCATAGTCTTCCTGTCCATTGCAACCACCAACGAAAGTATTTTCTACCGTGGCCGTATGGTGCTGATCTCATTGGATTATATATCATATAGGTAATTTATTTGTTTTCTTATTTCTAATTAAATTAGCTTTAGAAACTTGTGCTGTGAGTTTTTCTTTCAGCGATGGTGTTAAAAGTTTTGGTACATTTCTGATATCCAATCCTCTTTTCTTTACCACATAAGCCATAGCATCTAAGTAATCTAGTTTCTTTTCTGCTACGAGCTCTTCTACTGCTTTAGAAAATCTCTTGCGTGTCATTATTTTTTCTTCTAATGTCATATTACTCTCAGTAGTATACAGTCCTTATTGATTCTACCATTAGGCACTGTTATTTTGGTTGTTAATGTTTCCCATACCTTCTTAATTTTAGTCGGTGCGAGCGTTAAAAATTGTGGTAAAACTTCCTCTGGTTTTCTAAGCTTTGTAATTTTACTTAGCTTATCGTCAAAGTTTTTAATTGAAGTACCACGGACCTCAAATCCTTTCGTGCTTGTGGTAATATACTCTGCAAGCTTTCTTGTTTTAGTGTTATATACAAATAGTCTTTCTTTGCCTGGTATCATTACAGGGTTAATAGAGACTAATTTTGCATCGTCATCTCGTTCTTTATAATTTAGTTTCTTAACTTGTAAATCTGATGCCTTTGGCTTTTTGGCTCTTGGCACTCTAGCTGATTTAGTATTGAGTTTTAGTCTATCAATATCTGCTATAATCTTTTCTAGCAAGGTAATCATTTTCTTTTTGTTACCTTTACTGATATGCGAATATGCCTCTACAGCTTGTTCACAGGTTTTATTATAGGCATCTTGTACTAATTCTAATTCAAATTGTACATGATTTCTAAACATGTTTATTCCTGAGCCTTTTATTCCATGAGCTGTTAATAAACCATAAGCTGGAAATTTAATCTTATCAAAGTTTCCGTCCATCCATTCATCAACAACTATTGTATCAAAATCATGCATAATTGTATCTGCAACTTTTTTCTGCATTCTTTGTGCAGGTGATATAACTACTTTTTTAGGTGCATTTTTTGCAGCTTTTAGTTTGGCTTGACCTTCCTTTAAAAGACCAGCTATTCTCTCATTCATATTATCTAAAATCTGAGATGAGTATTCAGCCATTGGAAAACCTGAAAAGTATATACGAGCATTGTTACCGTTGCCCTGATTTAGTTTCCAATTCTCTACTTTTCTCAAAGCCTGTAATTGTTTTTTAGTATAACCTAAAACTTTTTCTGCATAAAGAATTACAATTGGTGCATTGCTTTTTGCGTTGTTATAGTAATTATACCAATTACTTGCTCTATGAAATGCTGATTGCATTTCGTCTCTATCTTTAAAAACATGCCCGTGAAAGTTTGGCTCTGCTCCAAGATATTTATCTTCTAGTGATGGTCCTCTTTTTTTAATTTTAGCCATATATTACTCCTTAATGTATTTGTACATTATACCACGTTTTAGATACGATGTACAGTGTAAAATGCCAACCTTAGATTTATGATAAGGAGTGAGTGACCTAAGGTTGGCCAAAAAGTTAACCATGGGCTACCTTTTTTTTATTTATTGAATTCTTTATACCCATTACGAAGTTTTCAGCCGCATCTTCTGCATAGCTTTCTGAATGACCTTTGTACCACTCAATACCTAAGTCTTCTCCGTTTAAGTAAAATTTAACTCCCCAACAATCGTTGCGGAATGTACCTTTTCTGACTACGTCAGCTCGTCTGTCGCCATCGACATATGTAGAATATTCTGTTATATTATCTACCATTTTTTCTCCTTGCTTGCTTTTGTTCTTCAACAATCATTGTCGATTCCCATGCAAAAATACCAGCTAAAATAGTAATACATAATCCTATTACTTCTTCTAGCCATCCAACATACCATACTCCTATCCAAAATGCTGATAGTGCTAGCATGATTAAAACCCAACCGATTAAAAAATCTTTTTGTTTTTTGCTTAAATTCATATTATTTTCCTATATGCTCTACATCACTCTTTGGTATAACTTGGTATGCACCCTTGTTATATGCTGGAGCAACTGTAAAGTTTTTACTTTCTTCTTGTTTCCAAGATTCATCCGCCCTTGGTTTATATTCAGTCATAGGTGCCGACGGATATAACTTCCTATGCTTTTCTGATTGTTTTTGTTGCCATGACTTCTGGAAGCCCGACGGGGAATTGAACCCCGATTGCCAGGATGAAAACCTGGTGTCCTGACCATTAGACGACCGGGCCTTACGTAAAGCTTTGGTCTTTCTCTTTCTGCCATGTATATCGTATCTTAAACTACCTTGATAAAAATTTGTCATTCCCATATTATAATCCTAAATCCACTGCGGGGCCAAACCTTTCCCATTGAGAAATGAGTTCGTCTCCTGATAATTGTTCTTGACCGAAAGTTCTAATAACCTTTCCGTCTTTTGTTCTTTCTATTCTTCCATCTAAATATCTAGTATCTGTAACTCTACCATCTTCTGGATTCGTATCATAGGCCATTCTACATTTTGTAGTATCGAATATGTGTATATCACTTATTCCTTTTGCCCATTCTTCAGCCAATAATAATTTGGCTTGTCTTACGACTGCTTCTCTATGTTCACCCATCTTTTTTCTCCTTCATTTTTTCATACTCTTCCCAATCGTGTGGTGTACCTGCGTTTGGTTTAGTATTTTTCATTGCTCTTTTCCATGCTTGTGCCTGTAAAGTTCTAAGCTCTGATGTTTTATCTTTTTGCTTGCTCATCTAATTCTATTACTTTTTTCTCAGCAATTTCTAATATTTTTGGTTCTTTATACCAAATAGCTGAAAATATTTGAGTACTTCTAAAACCAAAGTCTGGATCTATAGTTTCAATAATCCATCTTGGTAATCCAAAAAGCGACCTATCTTTAAATACTCTGACGTCGCCATAATTATGTACTAATAATCTCATTAATCCCAATCATCCTTCATGGATTCATAAGTTTCCATGTAACTACTACCTGCAAGGTAATCTTGTGTCTCTTCTGCAGAATAATGCATATTCTCTTCTTTAAAGCAATCTAACCCGCCAGGTGACAAATGCTTTGCTTTTTTAACCTGCTTAGTAAGCTTAGGTCTATCGTATACGGCTCTTACTGCAGCTCTAAATTCTTTTTCTTCACGAGCCTTTTCTGCTGCTTTTTTAATCATTGCTAATCTAGACATTAAATTGTACTCCATTAAATTTCATTCTGGAATAATCTCTATTCCATTTTTTAGATATTCTACTTACAAACATATTATAATTAATTAAATATAGAATGTAATCATATATGCTTAGTGGCATATTATAATGATAGCCTTCCATAGGATCTTTGCCATCATAAAAATTTGCTATAATCATTAACCTGCCTCCGGTAATAGTACTTCGTCTTCCGACTCATTTGCATCTAGCCATGCATTTACTTCAGCATTGCTTTTGCAAAACTCGCCATCTTCCATAAGGAATTCAACTTTGTAGTTTTCACGGTCATTAGTCCATGTTTCAGTTCTTTCAATAATAGACTCTCTAAGGTAACCAGCTTCAGATTGGTTATCAAGTGTTTTAATAAAGTTAACATCAGCACCGTTAAAGCTGAACTGTATAGCTGTTTCGTAATCAGCACAGTGTGCATCTTTGTGGTCAATAACTGCCTGGCTGAGAATATACTCTTCGCAACCACCGTTTGAGTCAACTAAAGTTGTAGTGATGTATGGTCTAACTCTAGCAACTATTGTTGCAATCTCGTTTTCTGTGAGATCATTACCACAGTTGTACATTACATAGGTTGAGCCACCTTTGAACTTCATGTAGGCATTTTCCATATTGCCATAGTTTTCCATGTATTGGGTTTCTATTACTAATTTTTTCATTTTATTCACTCCTTAATTTGAATTTGATATGGTAATTATACCAGGTTCTTGACTATTTGTACAGTGTTTTTTGCAATTATTTTGCAATTAATTCTTCTCCTGCCTTAAGACTACCAAAGTCTAGTTGTTTCAGCGAAGAAACACTAGCTCGGTTATCCCATTTTTTCCTTTGCTTATCAGCTAAGTATTCAGCTAATTCGATAGCTTTTTCAGAGCTATCAGCATATATAAACATATCCATTGACATTACGAATCTTTTCATTAGTATAACTTAGCCTCTAGGTTTTCTACGATTTCATAGATTTTATTAATCTTATTTTCAAGCTCATCGAGCCTGCTTAGAACGTCAGCTTTTGATTGATCGACGCTGCTGACTACTTCGTCTATATTATAATAATCGCTCATTTTTTACTCCTTATTTGATTTATCATATGTATATAGTACCAGGATTTATGTGAAATGTACAGTGTTTACATGCAGAAACATGCATGTTTTGCATGTTTTTGTGAATAAATTAATCGTTTAGGTCAATAATACCGACTTCATGTAAAACGTATGTGTTATTAGCAACGACAGCTGCCATTAATTTATTTCCGAACACATAGCTATCAGTTGGCATATCGTGAAGATAAGTTAGAAAAATAGTTTTAAA